ATGCTTTTAAAGATAGTTCACCAGTCTGTGTATTTGGGTCATAGATAAACTCATCAATAACTAATTTACTATGTTCCGTAACATCTACTCTGGTATCATCTATGAATAGAATACCAACTTTACCTTTACCTGTTTTGATTGTGTCGTAGGAAAAAATATCTAAGGCTTGTTCGATTTTGATATCACTGTCACCATCTTTTCGATCAACAACACCGTTACCTTGTAGTTGATCAACGTTCCCTATGCTGGCCCACAAAGGACCAGCACTAGAGAATAATAATAATACTAGTATTATCCAATTAGTCAGTCTGTGAAATATCGATGTCATGGTTGTCACCAGATGTTACTAACGTAATCATGTTGTCATAAACACCAGATTGCGTTATGTCCACATCGGCAATTGAACCCGTATGTGTATGGATAAGTGTGTGCCCAATAGAATCTCCATCACCATCTATATCAATTAAGTAATTATTTGTGTCACCATTCACGGATAACGTTAATATAACAGATTTACCATCAATAGTTGAAGCAACTACGTTACTATCACTTCCTGAGGCACCTGTTATTGTTACAGTGGCATTTGCTGCGTCAGCACTTTCACCTATGTCGATATCTAAGTCATTTGAGTTACCTACCCATACTATTGAAGCAGTGGCAGTAGCACAAGAAGAATTGTTTCCTGTACTATCACAATTGAAATCTATATCGTTTGAGTTACCAGTTGTACTAAATGTTCCTGTAAACGTTGCACCGTTTACGTCAAACTTTAAAACGTTACTATTACCGACTTGATCAATGTCGACAGTGGCATTAGCACCAATCACGCTTGATGATGTTGTACTATTACCTACAGTATTGTTTTGTCCGTCTTGGGTAATGTCAAGGTCTAGTGATGCACCCGATTGTGTCACGTAAATGTCATTAGCATATACCGGTAATGCTATCAACAATAATATGAGTATCTTAGCGAACATCTTCCTTCTCCTGTTTAATTTCCGATAAAGTCTTGTTATAGTCTTCATCGATAGTAGTCCATAGTTCACAAGCTATACCCTCGTGTATCATCTTCAACACAGCGTATTCGATTGTTGAACGTACGGCATAATTTACTGGCTCGTTTGTTGCGACACCAGTTTCTAGCTCCAGCGCTTTTGTACTCATGTCTAAGAACCTGAATACATCGCCACCTTTACTATGTGACGCTATTGTCTTACTTGCAGAAACAGTGACTAAAACTTCACCTGTTTGTACTGCAACGACACGTAGCGAAACTGTTACCTGATCGACACGATATTGCTCTTTCACGCCGATCCCAAAATATCTGGCACCCACACCTCCAGACATTATGTTTGAATCATATCCTACAACCCCACCTTCAATAATTAATCCGGCAAACACTAGTGGTTTCAATACAGTTTTATCTGTCTCACCATCATATAATTCACGTGTAGAACGTATCAACTGTCTTTCTTTTATTAGTGAATCTAGTCCTTGTCTTTCTACGACTTTAAACCATTCTCCACCTCCTACAGCTTTCAAGGCAGAGATAACCCACACTTCAGCTCCTTGAGTTACAGCTGTAGACAGTTGTGAAAATTTTGTATTTGGTTTTCTCTGACCTGTCCTGTCAGGAAAATTGTACACTGCGATTGTAATCTTTGGTTGATTTAGTTTTGGTATCGCATATAGACTTTCAACTGTAGACGTAGTAATTGATGATGGCAAATCGCCATACAAAATATCAGGCTGATTCGTAGTCGAACAGCCCGCTAGTCCACAAAATAATCCTAAAGCTACCAACAATTTTATAATCATACTAAAACTGGAAATCCCCCAATGGCACAGACATAGTAGTTACAGTTCCATTTGGATCTGTAATCGTCAGTGTAATTATTTCTGTAGTTGTATCTTTAATCCAATAGATTGTAGAACCTTCTACTTCAGCAGTACCAGATGTAGGACATTCGCCTGTACAAGTAGTACCAAACATATTGTCAACTAACTGCTTTGATAGATTTGCATAGATACGACTTTCAACGTTCTTAATGAATTTGTTGATTGTAGTATTTTCTTCTTCTCTCTTAGCAGCTGCAGCCGCAGACTTTTCATCGTCTTTGATTTGGTTCTCTCTATTGTATCTTAATTGTTCAATAGATAAAACGTGTGTGCTGTATCCGTTGCCCGAAAATGACGGATTAGAAAATTCATGTATCATCTCGCTAGACCGTGTATCGGTAATGACGGAAACGAACGCAAGTGTACCTAGGATTAAAAATAGTGACCTCATACACACTATTTATAAGTCTGTGTCTTGCTTCTTCTTCTTCTCTTTGAGTTCTAAGGCTGTATTGAGTTTGGATCTCAATCGGATTATATCGTTGTCAAGCATTCTCACTCTGTCAATTAGAGCAATCAATACTTTCATTGTCTGATCTAGTTTTTCAATGATTTGTGTAGTGACATATTGATAGATGAACCAGATAAAATATCCCATAGCAACAGCCGCTACAGTAGCGAAACCGTATTGCTCGAGTATTTGTAATATGTCCATTTTAGTCTTTTCTGGCGTCTTCTTTTCCGTCAGACCTACTCAGTCTGTCCATATCTGGTTTTAATCCCAAGGCATGTGACACCAGCAAATCAAGTTTAATCATATCATGGTTCATAGTTTTAATTCTATTATCTAAAGATGCTATAATACCAGTAATGGATTTAACTTGTCCTACAACGCCTGCAAGGATGTAAGTTAAAATTACGTATATGAAAATACCCATAGTCACAGCAGCTGCGACTGGCAATCCAAATTTAACTAGGATGTCAAAGAATAATTCCATATTTCTATTTATAAATTAAAAAGGGGCGCCGAAGCGCCCCTCAAAGTAAAACAGGAGAGAATGTGGATTAATCTTCTTCTACTAATTTTGAGAAGTAATCCATAGTGTCATCGTCACCACCATCGTCAAATGACTTAGTAGGTGCGCTAGACGGCTTTGTTTCACTTTTCACTACAGGTGCTGATTCCTCATCATCAACGGTGGGAGTTTCAATTTTATCAGCTGTTGTAGTGCTTCCAGTTCCAAATACAACTTTCTCGTATCTCGCTTTTAGAGCATCATATGATTTGAAGTTGCTTGGATCTGAAAACTCTTTCAAAGCAAATTGTTGTTTCCAAGTTGCTTCAATTTTGTCATCGTCTTCAGCAAGTTTCGATGGTGATTCAAATTCAGATTTGTCATAGTTCCAATAACCATCAACTTTTCTGATTTTCAATTTGAAGTTTGCACCTTCCCAAAAATCAAATGGGTTTAAAGGTTTCTCATCTTCAAATGCTGGCTGCATAGCCTCAGTAATCTTGTCAAAGATTTTCTTACCAAACTTGAACAGTTTAATTTGACCTTCGTTCTCAGGATTCTTAGGATCAGCAACTACCATAATATTAGTATAGTATGTTAGTTTTCTTTTTCTCTTACGTGCAATCTCTTTATCAGATTCTACACCAGAGTTCCACAGTTTGCTGTTTTCCTCAGACACAGGATCTTTTTTGTTCATTGTCGTAAGTGAGTTTTCGATGTACCAACCACCAGGACCTTGGAAAGCATGTGACCATACTCTTGCCCATGGTAATTCTTCACCTTCTACTGCTGGCAAAAATCTGATTACAGCATAACCGTTACCTGACTTATCAAGTTCTGGTCGCCAAAATCTTTCGTCTTTGCTAGAGTTTTGTGATGTTGCTGGTTTGTTAAGTACTTCTAACTCTTTAGTTAGTTTGTCGAAATTGCCTCGACTTCTTTTTAGTGCTTCGAATGACATTGTATTTTTCTCCGTATATATCGTATGTTATTGTATTGTCGTTCTTATCCACGTATTGCATAATATAAAGTCTTATTATATCAGGTTTCAACTCTTTTGTCAAGGGTTAAATCTAATATATTTTTATTTATAAGGGAAATGGTAGTATATTTAAGATTAATACACTCAAACCACTCATCTAATTCACTGTTTACTTTGTCAGTTCCTAGTGGTTTTTCATTCACTTTATAAAAATCGATGTCAGAATACACTGTGAAGTTTGCCTTATAATGTTGTACCCAATTGACTGGATCGACAGCATTAATATCATCCTTCTCATAATGTAATGTATTCTTGTACATATTGTTAAACTTGTTTGTGTTAGAATATAGATCACATCCAATCATATAAACCTCTGTAGGTTTCTCTACGTTACATGCTATATTTAAAATCGTAGGACCTGCTGACCAACCCATGTCTCCTGTTGTGCCATTGTTTAAGTTCATGTAATCACCAATCGCTCTCACTTTGTCCTCTTTACGTAACCATGTAATGAATAGTATATTGGAACCTATACCTTTGTATTCTCTTTCTTCTTTGAGTACCTTATCACCCCACGTTGCAGCTGAACCATGTATTACAAATTCATCACCGTCACGTTTCTCACTCTCTATAATTTTTGGTTCTTCACCATATTGATTCTTCATATCTTGTTTGTATGTGTTGACTATATCGTCATATAACATACTTGGTATAGATGACCAGTCTCTAAAGTAAACTGTATTCTCAAACGCATAACCACTATTGTAAATATCGTGCATGATACCAGGATCAACACTCACTAATCCATCTGGTGTGAAGTCTCTATACAAACCATTACATCCGTATATCTTACCATGGTTTTTTAACTTTGTCAAGTCAAAACCTTTACGACTTTCACCATTACCGATTAGAAATAATTTACTGGACACTCTTGTTCTCACTGATATATTTGATTACATTATAATGTGGTCGCCAACACATTGATGTTAGCCGTGTTATATCCGCAGTGTTATCCACACGCTCTAGCGTTGTGTCGCCTTGTACTCTTTCCACATCTAACCCAAAGTGATCTATAATGTCTAATACTTTTACTGATTGTCCTGTGCCAACATCTGCAAGACCTGTCATATGTGGTGCTAACATAAATGCCTCAATCGCTGACACTACATCATATACATGAATAAAGTCTCTACTGAAATTGATGTTTGCATATTTTAATTCGTTACGTAGTATTCGTGGTATTAACATATCTGGTCTGCCACCTGGACCATACACTGTGGTAAATCTCATACCAAGAGCATGTGCTGGTGCTATCATCTCCATTGCTCTCTTACTCAATGCATATGGATTTGCCCATGGTTCTGCAGCTGTACTTGATGATGCATATAATATTCTTGTGTTTGGAAATGCATCAAATAATCTTTTAGAATTTTGTACGTTGTTTGTCCAATACTTTGTAGGGTTTTCTAAACTATCTCTTACATTAGCACTACCTGCTAAATGTATTACTACGTCTACATCATAATTTAAATCACAATCTGCAAGGTCTTTACCTATACTTGTATCTAAACATTGTACGTAGTGTTTATCTTTTAATAGTTCGTAGACATTCTTACCTATGAAACCACTACTACCTGTTAATAAGATGTTCATCAAACTCCTCATAAGTTATCTGTTTAACGTTTGGATGTTCGTTCCAATTGTTTGGCCAGATTGTACCACCAACACGATAAAACTCAATGTGTCTATTTTTACTAAACACTTCAGCCATTTGAATTGCCCATTTACCAGCATATCTTGCTGTTGCTTCTTTTGGTGCATAGCAATCAGTGCCTTTGTAAATATTATTCATTGGGTCGTTAGTTGGTTTGTTTTGTTCTAAGTAATTTGACAAGTCAAAACCTAGCATGTAGATTGCACCTGTACCAGTAGTCTTTCTGGCTGCATAATCTAACATCGTTTGACCTGTATCATAATTCAAGTCTTCGCCAAGTGCTTCTTGGAATGTTTGTACATATACTCTTGCACGTGGATATATTTTAAGTGTGCCTTCATATAGATGTTTGGAAATCATCTTAGTTGCTTTGTATACATCACCTCTAACTAATTCTTCGAACATAGGACTATCAATACAACCAATATAATCTGGCATGTAATCTCTGTACAAAGCGTTACAACCAAATGTATCACCTTTACCATTTAGTTTATTCAAGTCAAATCCTACACGACTTGTGCCGTTTGCAATTACAAATCTTTTAATCATCGATCATCTCTTTAATTATGTTTTTCAGTTTTGTATGGTCTTTGTCTTTGAGAAATGTTGTGTATTTTCTCACTCTCAAACTCACTTTAGGCCATACTATTTGCTCATTAATTTCCTTATCAAACTTTTTACAATAACCAAACATACTATGTAGTACACTCATTGTATCCAGTCCGATCTTCTTTGCCAAGTAACTTTTAAGTAAGATAGGATGTTGCCCTTTGTAACACTTAAATATTTTGTTGAAATTACCATCTGCCTTTTTCAACAAATGCATCATATCTAACTTAAAATAGTAACTAAATCCATCCCTACTTTTGACATT